TGTAGCGCGGCGAAATTTTTCGCACCGAAACGCATTAAATTATGCACTGCAGCAAACGAGCGAAAAACCGCTATTGCGCACGGTGCAAATTAAAACGCCACGCAGCTTATCTCATTCAAATGATGAAGCCGGGAACCTACGATAAAGGGTGGATATACCAGCATCAAAAATAAGTGCAACTCGCTGGCGTGACTCTCCAGCTGCAATTAATCTCCCCATCTGCTCCCACTGTTCCGATGTAAATTTTGGGCGTCTTCCTCCCACCCTACCTTGAGCCCTGGCAGCCGCAAGACCGGCTCTTGTGCGTTCCACAATTAACTCACGCTCCATCTCAGCCAACGCCCCCATAACGTGAAAGAAGAAACGTCCCATTGGCGTTGACGTATCTATACTGTCGGTCAGGCTGCGAAAATTGATATCTCTGTCCCGCAACTCCTCTACCAGCAGGACAAGATGCCGCATGCTGCGCCCAAGGCGATCTAGTTTCCATACCACAAGCGTATCCCCCTTTCCCAGGGTCTTAAGCACTCGCTTTAGCCCTGGACGCTCCGAGGTTTTTCCGCTGATCTTGTCTTCAAATATCAGTTCACATCCTGCGCATTCCAGCGAGGTTCGCTGCAATGCGGTGTTCTGGTCATTTGTTGACACCCTGACATACCCAATAAGCATGGTTTTATCCCCTGCAAAAGGCAGAAAGCATGCCACTGGTGAGCTAGATGGTCATTCTCAAAAATGTTGGTTTAGGGGAAGGCTCCGCATTGCCTGTCGGCATACCTGTCCCATGGCCGTCGGCAACTCCACCAACTGGGTGGCTCAAGTGCAACGGTGCGACATTTACCGCTGCTCAATACCCTAAGCTTGCGCAGGTTTACCCGACGCTAATCCTGCCTGATTTACGCGGGGAGTTTATCCGTGGCTGGGATGATGGACGCGGTGTAGATCCAGGACGACCTATTTTAAGTAATCAGCTTCATATGCTCGCATCGCACTCGCACACATTAGTTTCATGGCCAAACTCAGGTAATCCAGCATCACACGGAGGGGCGCAGGATGCCAATGGAGGAAATGGGGGAGCATACCAGAGCAATTCACCCGTCTTACCCAGCGGTGGGACTGAAACACGTCCACGTAACATCGCATTTAACTACATCGTGAGGGCAGCATAATGTCTCAGGCACAATTAGACAGCGAGCTTATTGCCATAGTGGCCGGTGATATCACCGTATTTAATTATGATGGTGAGACGCGAGAATATCTTTCCTCATCCGTTGAGTTTTTGCCGGTAGGTGTAGGTATTCCCGCTAATTCATGCGTTGATGCGCCAGACACTCTCAAAGAAGGCTTTACAATTTGCAGAACGGAGGATGGCAAAGCCTGGACGGTTATTGTCGACCATCGCGGCGAGACGGTATACAGCACGGCTACAGGTGAAAAGGTTGTTATCACCGTGCCTGGTGATTATCCAGAGGATACCACCACGCAGACTCCTGCCACGCCATACGATAAGTGGAACGGTAGCCTGTGGGTGACTGACTTGAAAGCGCTGCACGCTGCGGACGTGATGGCAGCAGAACAGACGAAAACCGCGTTATTGTCGGAGGCGACGGCAATCATCGCACCACTGGCAGATGCTCAGGCTGGAGGCTACATCGAAGATGCTGACGTGCCACGCCTGACCGAATGGCAGCGATACCGATACAAGCTGACTAAAGTCGATACCAGTATCGCGCCTGACGTTACTTTTCCACCGAAGCCGGAGGTGTAGGCCATACGGGTTTTGTTATATCAACACGCATCAGCAAGACCCGGTATTGTTTCCATTCAACTAGCGCGGCGGTTTCCTCATCCGTCGCGATACCTGCATCAACCGCATCCTGCCGCCAGCTGATTTCAGTGTCAGCAGTTGACCGAAGAGCGGCCCTCATATTTTCTGCATCTGCCTTTGTAGCCTGTTCCCGTTCGGTATCAGAAATAACCCACGCATTATTGTTACTATCCCAGGTATGCCATTGAGATGGCTTGCTGTCTGACAGTGTTAACTCCCCATCCGTGCCGATGTAAACACGTCTCCCGCCATCGTTCATACCACTAATCAGCGATAGATGCTGCTCATCGGTAATAACTACTGCATCGTCGGGTATAACATCTGTATTTTCATCATAAAATGCCTGTTTATTCACACTAAATTTAATTGTCATTATTAACTCCCAATAGCGAACCAGCGCAGGGTGAGGTTATATCCCGGTGCCATAGTGAATGTGTCTGCATTGATTGCAATGGCATTAACTCTAAATTGTGTCGGGTCGATAATACTGGCTGCACCAAATGCCATAACGTTGGTCAGAGGATTATCATGAGTAACAACGATCTGCTGCCCGGCCGCAGGAAATGCGACAGGAAATGTCCCTATCGAGGTTCCTGACGGAGCAGACTTCAGGCCGACCGTTCCCCACTGCAACAACATTCCATTCGGAAAATACTGATATCCCGCAGCTCCTTTCAACCCCGCAAAAAACGTCATGTCCGGTACTTCACTGCCACCGGCACTAAATCCATTCCCGATATTTCTACCGCCAGCACTCCCCACGCCCAGATGCGCTTTAGCTGTAGCTGCATCTGCTTTTCCCAAAAGCCCCCGCATGAAAGCTGTCAGGTCAGTAGACGCCATCTGGTCAACTCCCGAAAAATACGGGAGCTTATCTGCGCCATTAACTAATCCTGCAAGTGCCGTCAATGTTGCATCCGCCTGCTGTTTACCATTAAGCGCATCAACTAAGCCGAGGTATTGCCAGGCAGACCACTGATCCCCCTTACCAATCAAGCCTTTTATGTATTCTGAAAAACCAAGGTTTGTGAGAGCGGTAGCAATCGCGGCTGCACCATCAGACTTAATATCACCAAAAGGATTTGAACGGCTCAGTAAAAGGGCTTTAAGTGCAGTTAACAGCTGATTTTGTTTTGTTGGATCAACGTTAATACCGGCAGCGGTCAGGACAGTAATAAGCTCCGACTGCGCATCTCTGACAGCCCCCTGCACGTTATTCAGATGCTCGGCATCAACAATGGTCCCCAGCTCACCCGTGAGCGGATTACCATCATGGAAAAGATTATCCGGCGTCTGCACCGGTGGCATTAAGGGCCGCATTATTCATTCTCCTGATATGCGAAGTAGCAAAATGTATGAGCTGGTTTGAGATCGCGGAAGACTTCTTCAATAACCGGATCACCAAAGGTAGTCAGACGCTCACCTGCAGCAGAACTGCCTGAGCGAAAGCGATAGGATTGTGTTCCTGAGTTCTGAATATTGACGCGCCAGACCCAGATAATGTCTTCAACCCAGAGGCGATCACCGGCGCGGTTAACTCCCGCCCTGAACGGTTGCGGTTCATCAATTGTGATGATGTAGCCAAGGTTACTGGCCAACTGAGTAAAGTACGGAATACTGAGGCCGCCGACCTCGGCCAGTTTAGCCAGAACACGCTGCTGGCGTTGCTGGTATGTGGCACCTTCAGCAGGAGTAAGGTCAAGAACGCGCTCCCAGTCAGATAAAAGGCTGCGGGCATAAAATGGAGTAACGCCACCTTCGACAAGCCCTGCAGACGCATCGAGAGTCTCAAAAACACCTGATTCAGATCGCAATGATGCATCAAGCAGAGGCTGGCCCGGACTGTACGAAACGAGTGGCAGCAGACGATTTAACAGCGTGAAGTAGCTCATAGCAGCTCTACCTCCACATTTCCTAATCTAAGCCATTCGACTTTCGTGGCATCGATTACAGGCTGAATATTTGCGGATGGTGTAACGATGTCATAGTCGGTAATACCAGGAATGAGAGAAATCAATGTCCCCGCCTGGCTGCGAATAAAAGCCACTCCCGGCTCACGGCGCGAGTCATCGTCCTCCAGCGTTCCGGCGATAGCCTGTTTGGCAGCTGCGAGGGTGATGCCCTCCAGTGATACCTTCACGAGTACGTCAAATGTACGGATGACAGGCATGAGTACCAGCGTGTTTTTTGCTGTAACAGGCCGAACATCGTCAATGTGAGCCTGCGTCCTGTCGATCACATCCTGAGAAGGCAGCCCGCCTGCAGACGTAATAACAACATCAACAGTGCCCAGCCCCCGACGCAACGGATAAACATATGCTGCAGATACGCCGGATACTTCCAGTGCCCAGCGTTTGTAATCATATTTATTACCGCCTGCAGGAGGTCGGCGAATGATTTCAAGCAGACGGGCAAGCAGCTCCGCATCAGTTTCCTCATCCGTACCGCCAGTCATCAGACCTACGGTCACTGTGCTGTCAAACCCGTCAGGTGTTGTGGTCAGTGTTGCGGAGGTCACTGAGGTGGTGTTACCCGTAGTCCCTGACAGTGAAGACATGGCATTTACGGATGCTTTTCCATCCGGCCCGATAGTAATATCTTCGGTTGTTGTCCACGAAACACTGTCGCGTTTGAACACAAGACCGGCAGCGGCTAAGGCTCCCGGTTCGCCGGTAAATGTGGCGGGCCCTGAGGCGCTGTTGGCCGCTTTTTTGCTTAAACCACGTAAACGGGCATGCAGATAGAGAAATTCCGAATCAGCTGTATCCGGGAATATCTGACGGACTATCCATCCCTGATGCTGATAAAGCCCCTCGGCAACGCTGGCCACACTTGACGCCCGGACATACCAGTCGCTGTCAGGCCCCAGCTTGTCATCAGACAACTGCAGGAGATTTTTGATATCCCGCAGAATGTCTGTGCGAATTTGCGCAGCATTTTTGGTAATGAATGGCATCAGCTGACCTTAACCGGAAATTTCCAGGTCTGCGGCGTTCCGCTCGCGGACGTGACGATGATATGAAGCAGCATCCAGCCTTTTTGCCAGTGCTCTGCAGTTACGGAAATGGACTTAGCGCGACCGTCATCAATAATCGGCTGCAGGGCCTGCTGCGAATACTGCACCGCGAGTTTCTGAACGCGGGACACATCCTTTTCGCGGCGAAGTGTATGTAAAAGAGAGCCCAGAGTTGGATCAGCCCACCATGAGCCAAGGGGCGTCATCAGCCGTAAGTAGACGGCATTCGCTAAAGAGTCTGAGCTGTCGCCGGTATAATCGCCGGTCGTTGGATCAATCAACATTTCCATGCCGTAATACTATCGGCATGGAAATTTAAATTATCGGTGAAGGGGTTCAGTGGGTATTGCTTTTGAAGGTGAACTTACGGTACCACAAATTACATTTGCTGATTAGGTTTCTGCGTTGTGCCTGCATCGCCGCCGTGGTTGTGGTCGTGACCGTCATAAGTCTCACGCATGGTGTTCAGCGTAGATTTCCCGTCAGCGACTTCATTACTGCCTTTCAGCAGTGGTGTATCAAAATCTGCCCGCTCTGAGGCTGTGGTTTTATACGTTTTTGTATTAACAATATGCTCTTCGGTATTCACGGTATGTTTTTTAGTATTAACAATATATTCATCACAGTTCACTTCAATAATTTTCCCGCGCTTCAGGATAATGTTGCTGCCTTCATCCGAATAAATGGCAAGCTCACCACTTTTCAGGCTCTTAAGCCTGTATGAAGCGTGTTCCGTGGCAATCACCACGCTATGACTGGTGCGCCCGTTCAGCGGGAGCATAATGGCTTTAGTGCCCCTGGGCGGGTTGGATGTAAAACCGTATTGCTGGAACATCTCCACATCCTGCAGGGACTCCGTAGCCAGACCTTTACCCTGAATGGTCTGAATATCACCGCCGCTGTTAACTCTTATTAAAACGCCCCTGAAGGCCTGTCTTATACGGTTTAACGCCGTGTTAATACGAGAATCAATTTTGTTCCACATCGATAATCTCCAGCTCTTTATTTACTTTGGCGCGGCGTTTACGTGATTTCCGTTTTTTCGGATAAGCATCCGGTATCCATATTCCATCCTCTTTGAGACGCAGGGTGGTAATGGTGTTGTCTGGCCGTCCACCGGAAAACTCTCTTCCCATGATGAAGTAAATGTCATCAATGCCATGTGGCTCGCTTCTGACACGTATACGCTGGCCCGGTTGCCATAACTGACCGTTCTCCATGCGATGGCCTTTAACAATAGCTGTCAGATCAAACCCGTTCAGGCGGGCATCGGCCATGGCCTTTCTTGCGCGATAATCAACCTGTGCCTGGTTATCAGCATCACCGGCAACCATAATTTGCGGACGGTAAAATGGTACGGTACTGTCGCGAACGGTACTGCGTAAGCCATGAAAGCCATTTTCTGCAGAGCCGGTGCTGTCATAAATATCATCGGCATCATCGTCGTCTTCTGCGTCAGCGCTCTGGTCATCAACGTCAATAACATCGAGTTTCCCGGATTTTTTCCCCTGGCCGTGTCCCTGCGCCAGCATTGTCAGTTCAGAGAATGCTCCGGTAATGGATGACCGGTCACTGAGATCGAGGACGTTGTTTCCCCGACCGTCACGATTAAGAATCAGCGTGGCCACAGGGTCTTTTGTGTAGTCCGGCCCACCAATAACCAGCGTGCCATCTGGCTCAAACCATGGCCATAAACCGCGTGCAGCAGCTGCACGCTCAAGCGTATCCCAGGCACGTTCTCCGGGTTCAACGCTGACCTTGTCATTACGCAGGGATGACTCAGCCTCAATGCGGATGTTCGTTACCCCCAGCGGCCTGACGACCTGGGCGATCACTTCTTCAAGACTGAGCTGGCGGGAGGTGAATACCGGCGAAGCGCAGTCAACAAGCACGGCAGCGCCATCGCGACCGGAAAGCGATAAAGAGACCTGCTGACGGGATACGCGGCGCTGAACCACATCCACCCGACCGGACATCACCACATCATTACCCACCCTGACCAGTACCGGCACACCTCGTTTAATGGCCGCCGGAAAAATACCGTCAGGCAGCCCAAGCGTTACGCTCCAGGCATCGGAGGGGATCAGAAAATCGGAGTCAATCTGATAGCGGCTCCATGCACTGTGGATTTTGCCATCAATAACCAGGCTCACTGTATTCTGCGAATCTTTATCTTGAGTAGGCATTCAGAACGTCACCGGCTTTGATATTGTTAGGATTACGTAATGTCGGATTGAGGCGCAGCAACTCGGCGGCGCGGGTGTAGTCCTCGTACCACAGGTGCGCCAGCAAATGCAGGTTGGTGTCGGACAATATCACTCGTGTCGTCAGTGGCGGTCTGCTGGTAATAACGGCTGCGCCCAACTCCTGAACAGTCAGGGCAATATCCTTGAGGCTTTCAACCACGGGTTGCCATGTCACGCCACCCGGTGTTTCACCGGCGCTCACGTTTTGCGTATCGGCAGCAAAGGTGTCCCGCGTCTGGTCGATTGCCGTCTGAATGGCCGTCCTGGTGTCGTTGGTGATCTGCTCAATATCGACAGGAGACAGAATATCGCTGATGCTGCTGTCACTGAGTATGTCTGAAGCATCAAGTGCCAGCTGGATTGCAACCTGGATTTTTACCGCTGTTACCAGCTCGGTAATATCCGAGGTTGATGAGCCTGCCGGAACGGCAACAGCAACCGTCTTTTGCCCGGTCACTATCTGCTGAGGTAATGCGGCCACATCCTGCAGATTGTTACGGCCATTCTTCCAGTCGGCCATCACGATGCCCGCTGTACCGGAAACGTCTGAGGACTGTGAATAGCTTCCTGGGTTATTACTGACGCTTGATTTGGACTGAAGCGACGTCAGGCTCAGCGCACTCTGCAGGTCATTCATGAACGCTTTCGGATAATTAACAAAATCCGAGGTGGAACTGACAAATCCCGTCAGTTCCACCTTAAGTACGGTCACCATATTCAGCGTCGTGGTTGCCAGGGATTTCGCTTTCTTCATCCACTTTTTCGCTGTACGAAGAGGCGAGAGAATATTGTCGATGGCCGTCTGGGCTTTCTCCAGAGCGGATTGCGCCTGGTTGAAAATGATATCGGCCTTCGACAGCGGGAAGTCACTGCCAAAGAAAGGCAGTTTAAGTCCACCCTGTATAAAGACCACTTCGACAACGCAGTAATCAACGTTCTCCGCTTCATGCGATGCCTGATACTCAATGCACTGCATGCCCGTCATGGAGCCGAAAACCGGGTGGATTAACTCCGCGCTGCCGCGTGTATCCAGCGCCGCCAGAAACGCCTGCAGTCGCACATCGTAATCGTCGCCCCAGAAAAGGACCGTCATTCGCAGGTTACGAGGCTTGCGGCCAAGGTCATCAACATCGCCACCGTCCACATAGGGATACTCATACGTCGCAATGTCGCGGCTGGCGCTGTCACGGGTATTAACCACATCGAAGCGGACGCCCCTGAATGAGGCATCCTGTAATGAATCTTCCCAGCTCACTGCGGGCCTCCTGTTGAGCCGCGAACGGATTGATCGCCATTGTACTCATTGACCGCTTCTGCAATCTGACGATTATCGAGCATGACTTTGGTTGTGATGTTTACTGGCTGAGGCTTTTGTTGCTGCTGAGGCAACAGATAAGACGGCACGCCTGTTGTTGCTGGTGAGTTTTGGCCTATTGTTGCAGGAGAACTCCACCAGGACTTGACCATCGAAAAGAGATCAACATCGAAAAGAGGTTTTTTATTATTTTCTTTTTCCTGAAGTTTTTGTGCAAAAAGCTCACCTGTAGTAATCCCTCTGGATTTAGCTTCCTCATCAGCAGAGTCGAATTTATCCTTGGCGAACTCATAAAGAATATTTGCCACATTTGCATATGAAGCCCATTTACCTAGTTGCCCTGGCAAATCACTGCTCCCCCCGAGAAACTTATCAAGGAAACCTTCTTTATCGCCGCCTATTTCCTGAGCATTAGTGACATAAACAGGTACGGCATTACTACCAGAGGCACCTTCCGCGAGTATTTCAAGAGGGTTTGAACCAGCTGGTTTGCCCCCTGTAATCCCTCTTCCTGACATCCATTTTATCGCACCAAATACCGCCGCAGCTGAAGCCATTGCTTTAATCCCAATAGCAGCATCAGAAACTGCCCTGGTTAAACCAGGATATTCCTCTGCATACTTCAGTAATTTATCTGAAAGATATCCAAGGGAATCGGATAAAGGTTTGACTGAATCCATCTCCTGAAAGTCTCTCTCGTTATCAAGTTGTCCTAGTTTGAATCCTGGTTGTTCCGACATTAAGGAAAAATTCAGATCGCCAGCCGTTTTTCCCGTTGATAAATTACGCTGAGAATTAGCCTCGGAAATAACGTCCTGCGTATAGGTTTTGTTTCCTCTGTATCCGAGAAGTGCAAGTAAAGCCTGTTGGTCTGCAATTATTTTCCCAATCCCTGACCCTTCCAGTATTTTTGCCTGAGAATTGATAATATCTTTCCTTTCATTTTCAGGAGCTGTTTTAAGTTTTTCTTCTAATTTTTTATACGCAGGATTAGATGCAACAACCTTATCTACAATTTGGTTGAATGTTTCGAGAGGATTAACACCTTTACCTACACCTTTGGCGAGGCTACCAGAAAGATCAACTCCTCGACCACTCGGTAATTTTATTCTCGCGGCGGCATTAGCCGCATCCTGGCTATTTAATTTCAATAAAAGATTATTCAGGTTATTACCAGCCTGGTCAGAAGAGCCTGCGGTAATGGCTGATGCCTGATTCCAGCCCAATAACACTGCAAAATCGTCCAGTCCCTTCATGCCAGCATTACCGGCACTGGCAAGTTGCGACGGAAGCCACTTAGCCATATCCTTCAACTCAAAAGAACCGCTTTGTCCGGCACTAATCGACATATTCAGTGCTTTATCAAGGTCACTATCTTGAATTCCAAACGACTGTTTTAATTTAATTGCGATATTTGCAAGGTCTGCGGGATCTGCTCCTGTTGCAGTTGAGTATTTTTGAATCATAGGCAACATTGATTTCGCTGATTCCATGCTTACAGAACCCGATGCGAGCATAGCATCCAGCGTTTCAGCGGCTGATTCTTTAGTCCCACCACCGGTTTTAACTGAATGACGGATAAGGGAATCCATCTCCTTCATACCAGTACGCCTGCCTTCCAGACCCTGATCGGCATAGGCTGTGTTAGCCATCATTGCCAGTCTCTGCTGGTAACTCATTTGGTTCGAGACCGGACGGATCAGTGTTGCGCCTGCTGCCATTACCCCACCGGCTACAGCTGAAATAGTTGAGCCTGCAGCACCTAGTTTTTGCATTTGGCTCATACCTTCACCAACACCGTTCAGTTCGCTGCGCAAATTGCGCACTTTATCCTTCATGGCTGAGAAGGCTCTGGTCTGCTCATTAGCGGACAGCATACCGGTGCGGGTGAGGCGATTATAGGCCGCCATGGTCTGCTGTATTTCACGCTGAATATCGCGCTCTGAGCGAATGCCAAGAGTTGATCGCGCCGAACTGGCGCGACGGTATTCGTCCTGGAGAGAACGGGAAGCGCGAATCGCTGTGGTTGAGTTCTGCTGGCGGGATTTCGCCAGCTCATCATCGGTTTTTTGCGCCGCTTTGGTATCACGGCTGATGCCCTGCAGTGCCTGTTTAAGCACTTTGGAGCCGGTATCACGAGCAAGCAGCTGCAACGCCAGTTGTAAGTTACGCGCCATGGACTATCTCCGTTTGCCGACTTTCTTCCGGCGTTGCGATTTGACAGTGCGGGTTGTGCGGGTGGTGGTTTGCCCGGTTTTCTTTCCATGTAACCGGGCAAGTGCTTCGGTGTAGCCGTCGAGCTCCGTTCGGGTCATGCTTCCGATTTGTTGTTCACTGATCCCATATCGCCCGAGGGCGAGGACGAGGGTTCGGTACCCGGTGAGCTTTTGTTCAAATCCATCCGCTTTTTTTTAACGGCGTCAATCTGAGCATCAATGAGATCGAAATCATCATCATTCAGCCCATCAAGGAGCAACTCTGGTGTTATGTCTTTCTTATCCAGTGAACCGAGTGCTTCAATTGCCAGTGCCATCAGCGCCACGCGATAATACAACCCCGCCGATGCCCCTTCGGTTGTTCCGCAAGCCTCATCAGTGAGACGCAGGGCTTCAATAGTGTCCCTGACAACCGGCATCCTGACGGCAAAATCAAAATGGACTTTATCACCGTATTTAACGCCATATAAAAGCTGCTGCTTTTCCATTTATTCCTCCACCCGACGAAGTGCATTCATGGTGATATCGCGCTTCGCTTCGTTATCGACGGTATACTGAGCCCCGGCCTGAGTGCTGAAGCAGTCCAGGTAAGAAACACGTTTACCGCTGCTGTTGAGTGGATACTGGGTGATTTTCGCACCTTCAATACCGCCCCAGTTCAGGTCGCCGGATTCCGGGATGACCACCGTAACGGTCAGCTGAATCTCTTCGATGCCACGGGAGAAACCTTTGGCGCGGCCCGTTTTGTTCATCGTCTTCACAAGCTTTCGCCCGGTGGTCACATCTTCCTTGAGGTCAGTCACTTCAATTTCCTGGCCGTCGACTTCCATGACGATCGCGCCAACATATTCTTCAAGAGCCATTCTGGTTTACCCCTCAGAGCAGCAAATCAATTCGACCGGCAAAGACGTGCAGGCCATTCACAACATCCGCAGGAATGCGACCGTTCAGCTGGTTAACATCCTGCAGATCGCGCTCAACAATAAGACCGTCTTTGTTGGCATCCACCTCCTCGACAATCTCCAGCTCCTCCAGCTTGTAAAGCACATCAAGCAGTTCGCTTCGCACCTTCGGCGGCGTCCTTGAGCTGAGCTTGTCGCGCGGGAATCGCAGAGCGATGCGTTCACGGCAGGCCTTGCGCACGTAGTCCAGCGTTCGGATGGTGGTGATATCCAGCAGCGCCACATCATCCACGCCCTGGGCGTTTTTGGTGTAGGTGCTGATAGCGCGAACGATCTGCACTTTGTCACCGGGGCCAATCTCAAACGGCGTAAGACCATTACGCAGGGCGTTCTCCTGCTCGGTTCGCCCTGGCTGACTCTCTACTGCAGTCACGTCCAGCGTGCTCATCGCAAGGGTGTTCAGCGGGCGGGCCGGGTCCTCTTCACTGGCGATAACAGCAGCATAGGCAGCGGCAATCTGCGCCGGGGTTTTTACCGAGCCACTATGCCAGCCCAGCGTGATACGCCCGTCATTCAGTGAGGCTGCCAGTGCAATGCCGGTGGAAAGCGACTTGCGCCAGCCACCCACGCCGATTGCACCGCGCTGCTCCATCGCATTGCTGACGTTTGTCAGATGGTTACGCAGTGCCGTCATCGCCTCCTGGGTGGAGAACGGGCAAACAACAATGTTATGACCTGCTGAGAACGCCGCTGCCAGCGCTGGCGTAATATCCGGATCAACATTGCCGCCTGCAAGAGTAGTCGCCGCTGCTGTGATACCCGCTGCCGTCACGGCGGAAGAGACAATAATGTCGTTACCAACCGCCCCTTTATGGCGGCAGGTCAGGGTCACTTCCCCCGCGTTTGCCGTCGCTGTCACTGGCAACCCGTCTTTCTGGGTAATCAGTTCCGTCAACGCTGCCGCAATGGTCTCTGCCGTATCTGCTGCCGAAATACCGACATCAATACGGGTGCCATTAATGGTCACGCTCAGCTTCCCGCTGGAAGATGCTGTGCCGGTCAGGGTGACTTTGCCCGTCGCGGCTGTTGCAGTGGCCGCATCGCTGACCCCGACGATCTGCAGTTGCAGATAGGGGTAGGCACCGATGGCCGCCGTGGCCATCAGATGCGCCAGTGAGCCACGGCCAAAGTACGTCGCAGCCTCTTCATCAGAGAAAACAGACTGAATGACAAGCGGTGCAGACGAACCGGAGGCCAGCATTGGTGCAATCATCAGCACCTTCTGGGTGTTACCCGGCAGGGTACGAACGGCCAGGCGGGTGTTGAACTCAATATACTGACCTGGCTTGCGGTTCGTACCGATAGTGTCAAAACTGATATTAGGACTGCTCACCGTTCACCTCCGTGCTGACTGCGTTATTTTTGTTTTTGGTGTTCTTGTCACTGTCCGTGACAATAATCAGATCACCGGCCATTACCTGACGCTGGTAATAAGCGGTGTTCTCCACCTCAAGGGGTTCCGCATCGGTGATGTAGCGGCGCGCATTATCCTCGCGCGGCACGCTCAACCCACTGGCGGCTTTTACTTTAATTTTGCTCATGACTGATAATGTCCTCTGCTGCATTGTCTTTATCAGGCTGCTTAAGATCGTAACTGAGTCGGGTTTTCAGCCATGCCGGGTCATCGTCGGTGGTGGCACCGCCATAAATCTGGAACATATGATCAACATGGCCTTCCGGCGCATCCGTAAGCGGGTAACGCCCGTTCTCCAGCGCTGACTCAATCCATTTCGTGTCGAACTCGCAGGCAAAAACGGAAAATGCCTGAGTCTCTATCTGGGTGTTGAAGAGCGTGCGCACGCGACCGGGGCTGAGCGGGTCAATTTTAATACCCGTATCCGCCATATCCTGACCGGACAGCAGACGACGAACGGCAGCAACAAGAATGTACGTACCGACCTCCTGTACGTGCGGCCCACCCATACGGGCCGCTTCTTCACTGCGCAGGCTGCGCTCGCCTACCACCACGACAAAGCGACCGTGCGTGACAAACCGTTGCCGTGCTGTGCTGTATGGCTCGGTTTTTTGGACCCCGCCAAACGTCACCCAGACGGCAGGCAGCTGGCGCAGTACCTCCGCAGGCTCGCCGTCCAGCTCGCCGCCGTAGGAGCGCACGTTCTTAGCCATACGGCCCATACCTTTGCGAAGCCGCTCCACGATGGCTTTTTCAATATCCGTAATCACCATCAGAAACTTCCTCCGCCAGTCTGGTCACGTCCGAAGACGCGACCACCCGACACCATCCGCGCACCGGTTCCGCTTTTCACCACTTCCCCCGTCGTCGTGCGGCCCAGATTGATTCGCCCGGATGCAACTTTTTCCAGGTAACGAACGGTGTCCTCATACCGCTCGCGGATTTCCGCTGTCATCTGGGTCTCAGAGCCGCACAGAAGATAGCGGGCAATGTTGCAGCAGCGACCGACGAGAACACGGGGCTCATCAGCCCAGGGCACCGGATAGCGACCGCAGAGATATCCGTCGATTTCAGCGCTGGCCTGAACGAGTGCGCCGTTCAGCACATCATCGTCAATCTGCCCGGTGTAGCTGCGGTCGGTGAGCGACACGCATTCGCGCTCACCAAACGCCCTGACCATGTCCTCCCGGTTCGCGTACATGGCTTACCCCTTGGCCTTTTTGTCCGTGTTTTCCGAACCGGCCTGCAGCGCATCCAGCTTCTGACTCAGTGCATCACGTACTGTCTCCAGCTCCGTGATGGTGCCGTTTGCACTGGCAAGCTGCTGCTTAAGCGCGTCGCCATCCTGGTTGAGCTGCAGAACCGTCGCCTCCAGCTCGCTGACGCGTGCCCTGAGGCCGTCACGCTCGGTGGTCAGGGCGGAAACAGCATCGCCGTCGCCAGCGTTTTCAGGCACATCCTGCAAACGAACCACAATCAGATTGGGATCGTTTTCCAGAATCTGGAGTTCGCTGTCGCTGAAATGGTCATCCGGCCAGGTGACAGTATTCGCGCTGTGGGCGATGCCGAGACGGCGAAAGCCATCGCGGCGGGCAGTGATTTGAATCGGCATTATGCGTCCTCCCCGGTGGAGCCATACGCCATCTGCCAGAAGCCGTAGCCACCATTTGCACGGGCTTCAGCACCGAAGATGAACTTCTTGCGCATAAAGACGTTGTCAGCGTTGTAGTCGGTCTGCTCGACAAAGACCGGTTTTTTACGCTCCTGATAAATCAGGGGCTTCACGGGTTTTGACGTGTCCAGAAGGAACCAGGCGGTATCTGACGTCAGCTCCGGGACAACCAGAACTTCAGCCGTCCCCTTGTATGGGTTTGGCGTATTGTCAGAGAAGCGGTCAGCCGTCATCAGATAGTTGGCATCGTCTTCAAGAGCCGGAGGCACAACCAGGATGGTCGGGCGAATTTTCAGGGACGCGCCTTCATCATCCTTCAGGCTGCGCATGGCCGTTCGTGCAGCCCCGTAACTTGCTTTTGCGGCGGCAAGCGAGGTAACGGCAAGCTTTTTCGTGCCTTTGTTAGAGACCGACTTGCCCCCCGAAAGGTGGTCGGTATCAAAGAAGGGCTGACCGTCGTAGCAAAGATTGGTGAAACCTTTGCTCAGGAGAGCGAAGACGATATCGGCAGGCAGTTCTGCAGCGGACTGGCCCGCACCTTTCGCCTGCAGGGCATAGCCCATGATTTGATCGTCTTCGATATCGTTACGTTCAACTTCTACCGTCGCTTCCCAGTCTTTGTTGCGGATGGTGTAGTTGAACGCGGCGAGCGCTTTAACCACCTTGTCGCCAATCCACTCACGCATTTTCGGGAAACGGCTCAGCCAGCTGTAGTCGTTTTCTTTCCCGGTCGACGGCACCACCATGGCAATCTTCTGCCAGTCGGACGGAGCCTGATCAAAGGCGTTCTGGAAGGTCGCTTTCAGATTAATGAAAATCTGACGTACATTTTTTACGTTAATTAACACGGTTCTCTCCTTATTAAATCAGAACCCAGACGCCATCATTCTCAAGACCAAGCACCTTTCCGGCGACCGGTCGGGCGTTGGTATCACTGGTTTTGGCCACGGTCTGGCTGTCCACCACGTAGCAATCCTTGCCAATCTGCGTCTGCGTGACCGCGTCAGCAGTGCTGTTGGCAAGGAACCAGGCTTTACCGCGACGAACAAGCACGCTCGCATCACCGGCAGTACCCGTTTTGTTATCCACCCAGCCATCACAGATGCCGAGGGTGGTATTGGCTGCCGTGGCGCTGCCTGGTACAGCAAAGCCCGCTGCGTTGGCCGCAATAATGTGGCCGCCAAAGAGTTCAGTGGCTGCCGCAACCGGGACGGCAAACAGCTGGCCGTCGCGATAAGGGGTATGACGATCCATTTCGCTCTCCTTTATTTGAGGTATTTCGCGACGCTTTCCGGGTCATTGCCCATCATTGAGCAGATGGCCGGGTCAATCACATCATCTTCAGCACCCTGCGACGGGCGTGACGGAAGGCCAGCAGGCGGTTGCCCCTGAGTCTGACTGGTAGTCAGTGCGGCAATCTTTGGCGCTTTTTCGATAAAGGCGGTAAGACTGGCCGGATCGGATTTCGCCAGTGATGCAGCCCATTCCTGCTGTGCAGGAAGCAGACGACCGTCGCCGAGGGCAACCGTAATCAACGCTTCAGCCTGCTGCGTGGCGAGTGCGGCGGTATTACCTGCACCGGCGCGCTCTGTTGCCTGTTGAACGGCTGAATGCATGACCTCCACCGAAACCCATTTAGCCGGGTCAGGCGTGTCGAGTTTTGCTGACAGGTCGGCGATGCTCTGCGCGTTCTGGTTCAGGATATCCAGCAGACTGACCGACGCCGCTGCAGTACCCTGACCACCGGAAATCATGGTGATAATTTTTTGCAGCTCAGCCATGATCTCTTCTTTCGTTGAAGCGGTTGGCAGATTGAGCATCCAGCGCAGGTTGCTCAGTAGCTCGTTGAGAAATTCTTCATCCATTTCGGTCTGACCCTCTGTGGTTAAATGCGCGGCCATCAGGGAGGCGGCAGCAAGTAACACTTCCTCCATCCCGTCGACCGCAGGTGTATTGGTCAGCGCGGCGTTGAGCAACTCCTGCACCTGACCGGTTTTATCGAAAGAAAACACGGGTGAAATAAAGCGATACTCTTTCGCCTCGACCATCGCAGCCGCTGCGGCGGTCCACTCGACATCGATGGCGAACAAACCTTCACCGTCCCGCCACTCCAGCTTTTTGAAGAATGCAGCTGCAGGCGCAGGCAGACCGTTTTTAGCGGCCCGAAGGGTCTGGTGTTCGTAGTCCAGGACGTAGGGGGTGTCGCGGGCATCAGCTGCGGCAATAAGGCGCTCTGCAATTTCCCGAGTCATCAGCCAAGCGGCACATTCGGTCGGACGCCCGTCACGGGCGCGGAACTCACCAGCCGGGAAGAGCTGGATGACACCGGGAGTGGCGGTGTTAATTTCCTGAGTGAGTGAAGCGATGAGTGTCTTTTTCATGGTGCCGACGATACGGCACCACTGCGGGGAGGTTCAGATGAAGAGGTTCAGTGGATTAGCGCTGAGGATCGTTTTCTTTGGTTGTCGGCTTATCGGGTTTAGCAGACTGACGCTTCTGATGCCGGCGGGCAAAGTATCGGTCAGTGAACCACTCAGCAACCTTTATAACCACGCCCCCAAAGATGCCAATGAAAACCCACTGCTGCGGGGTGAAATAATCAAGGAAAGCTTTGAATGTGTCCAGTTGCTCGCTCCCGTAATGCATTTATGAGCCCAGAGCTTTTTAAACCACTTTTAAAAACGTCTGAATACCTCTTGGATGAATCACTCTAGCACAATCAGACTGAACGCGTCACAGCGCCTTACAGGACGAATTTGCCCTCAGTCTAAAATACGTTTCAGATACTGCTCAGCCGTATTCTCCATCTTCTCCACGTCATCTTCGGTGAGATGCAGGAAAGGACGCGCGGGCATCTTAATTTTATACGCCCCGATAGTGTTCCACTGTTCAAAGTTGGAGCGGGATTTTTTAACGAACCGGTTACCCACTGAACCATCCTTGTTCTGGCGGTAGTAGGCTTTCTGGCTGCGGGCCGGAATGCTGATTTCCCCACCTTCCTGATGAATGCGGGCGTATTTCACATTGGTCCCGACCGTCGCATCATCATTCGTGCTGTACTGCGTGATACTCGCTGCCAGTCGACCGCTCTTCTGGAGAATTTTACCGCCCCGGCGCTGACGGGCATATGCCGGGCTCCAGCCCATCCACGCGGGCCGCCCCTGTTGCGCGAAGTTTTCTTCAACCGCATCCCCCATGGCAGCGGCCATCTCACGCATCAGGGGGGCGCGGTTTTCCAGCTTTTTAATGAGTTCACCGAGTGAGCGCTCAAAGTCACCAATGTCATACCTGATGGCGTAGCTCATGATTTCAGCTCCAGCAGCTGCGCCGCGCGTTCAGATAACACATCGCCAGGGGTGACTGTGGCACCGGCGTTTACAAGCGACAGACGCCAGCCATCGTCAGACTGCACACCACGCACGGCGCGGGTGCCGTTCTGCCCGGAGAGGAGCCACACCAGAGCGTCATCATCAAGCCAGACACCAGCTGGCTGACGGAGCAGAACGGGAAGCTCTGACCACATCGGGCCCGGAGCCAGCCGGACATCCTCTTCGTGAACGCTTAATGTGATCGCACCGTTAACACCACGCTCTTCGAGGCGATTCAGCAGCTCAGGCTGGATACCGCCAACGCGCCTCAGGTCGCCACGGGTCTTCTGCCGCACGCTGACGGTGTCGACCCAGCGACGCACATCATCGCTGACGGCATCCAGCACAGCAGGTTCAGACAGGGTTTCATGGATAGCCTGAGAGGCAATCCGGGGCGTGGTAGTTGCAGATTTATCCATGAGGCGCTGTCCGAGAGAAGAGAGCCAGCCCTGACCCGGATTGTGCCCGAATCCGGCATCAGGCGTGTAAAGCTCGCCGTTGAAGCGTAACGCCTTAACGTCACGGGTTTCTTTTGGTCCCCATGCCTGCTGTACCGTGACAATGTCCTGCTCCCACGATTTGACCTCAATCCCCATGCGGTCTGCATCCGCCTGGGTTCTGGCGCGAATGCGACAACGGCAGTGGTATCCGTCAGGCGGGTACATGAATTGCCATACAGGATCGTCATAGCGGGCTGTGAAACCATTAAGTCTGGCGTGGAGTGGCCGGGTGTGCATGTCCATGACGGCCACGCGTTCCCATATGGGGCGAAACTCCGCGTTGGCCATCTGCTCCGCATAGCGACCGGCACCATAGGCCGCCTGCATATTGGTTTCAAAGATAGTGCGCAGACGGCGTGGCGTGAGTTGTTTACCCTCCAGAACGCCATCTTCATCGGCGACCAGCCTGGCACGGTCGGCAAGCCAGCCCTTACGGATCAACGTTGGGGTTATCTTCCGTTCAAAGTCCCGGAGCGTGCCGCCGTCAGCAATATGCTCGCGAAGCGATTTATGAATATCCTCAAGCACATCCTGTTTAAGGACGCCCGCCACGGTGAAACTGGTGGCATGGGCGCGGGCCTCAATATCGTGCCAGTTAAAGCCGGTGGCATAGCCCTTCGATTCGAAGTAGGCAATCGCTTCTTCGGGCTTTAACCTGATGGCGTACCCCAGATCAACATCAGCTTTCGGCATTGAGTCGCCCCCAGACCTCGCTGACAAACAGCGCCTGCTTTATCAGCTGCTGCAGCTGCGTATCATCCAGCTGAGGGTAACTCGCAGCAATGATATCCAGAGCCTCATCAGGGCTTTGCCCCTTGCTCAGGGCCGAGACCAGCGGAGCAATCAGCTTATCCATGGCTTTCGCGATGCTCTCCCCTGGCGACGTGGCGCTGTCCAGCGCATCCTGTGCAGGGTCAACAACCTCGCCCGTGGTGCTCAGTGCCGCAAAATGGCGGAATACCGGCGATGTGCTCAGCCCCACCGGAGAGGGAGCAGCAGGCGGTGTCAGCACAGCTTCGTTATCTTTTGGCACCGGAATCCCGACCTTTTTGTGTATCCATGAGGTCGGGATAGTGTCCATCCCGGCGCGTACCAGCGCGGAAACACCATTGGCGAAGGTTTCAATACTCTCCAGCTCACGGGTATCAAATACCAGACGCGGCTGACGGCGCGGGCTGACGTTATAACCATTGATGGCCAGTAACATACGAATGAACCCACGATAAAACCCTTCCAGCTGGCGGGCATCAGCGGTCAGCAGATCGTGGCGGACTTCGTTATGCACATTACCAAGGGCATTTGTTGAGGACTTGCCGTCCGCCTGTGACGTCAGCGTGCCGCCGAGAATGACCTTTGATTCGGTACGTTCGCACCAGTTAATCATCGCCATGAAAGGATCGGACTGCCCCTTAGCGGCATCCTTAAATTCGATTTTGGTGTTATCAGGGATGATCCCCGAGGCGTTATGACCGATGCTGACCAGCGCTTCCATGAGTTTATCCTGCTCATCCTGGCTGGCCCCGGACATATACGACCCGATACGCGGTGGCAGCCCGTAGATTTCCAGGAACTCAGCGAGATCGCGCACGCTGTAGTTTTTAAACAGATATGGCCAGACCAGTACGCGGTATAACCCTGACTGCGCGATATAGCCTGACTTTGCATTATGCGTGTGTACCAGCCAGCCAAACGGCCAGAGTTCTTCTCCACCCAGCGTGCCGGTGTTAAGACGCACCTCGTCCCCGGCTTCCGGCGTGGTACAGAACCAGCGATGCGGACGCAGTTTGATTTTGACAGGCAGCCACAGATTGCCGTCAAGCTCCCACTTTTCAATCTCCTGAGCGGAAAAGCCATGCCCGATAGCTTCAGCCGCATTCAGGGTAATATCTTCCATCTCCTGAAGGTCCGCGAACCAGCTGGCCACCATCGCGGCGATCTGCTTTTCTTCCGCCGTCGCGTTCGGCGGTGGCTCGATGCTCCAGTCCAGAGTGAGCAGCGCATTCTTGCGCTTGGCCATTTCAGAAAAGATATGCCCGTCCCGCTCAACCATATCTTCAAAAAGGTCAGCCTGAGCCGCCAGGTCGCCGCGCTCAGCCGCTTCCAGAAGGCGAGGAAGCCGGGCAATGGTCATTCCCCGCGAGGGGTGAGTTGGCCAGTCGCGCTGCAGCTCGAACGTGCGGGAGGTCTGGGGGGCTTTAAGCACCTCTTTATTTAGCGGGCGACCATACTGGTCAAGAATCTGAACCATTATCAAAATCCTCCTGAAGGACCGAACCTGTCCCCGCTATGGCCACGGCGGGGAACAGCTTTAAATTCGAAATTGCCAGCGCCGGAAACGGCCAGCATCCAGAGCATATGCAGGGCATCAGGCCCGTCATCATGGTCAGCTTTGGGGAAGTGCCGGAGCTGGTCGATGAGAGTGGTCTGCGAAGGGTGCAGGCGTATCAGGCCGTTGGCCATGTGTGGCTGCAGTGACTCAATGCGCAGGAGCTTATCAACCGAGGGCGTGACGGCTCTGGCAGGAACGGGGATACCCATCGCAGCGGAGCGCTTCACCAGTTCGGTGCGCAGGAACTCCTGGAACTGGACGGACTCGACCGCCCAGACGAGGCAGTTATATTCCCGCTGCAGCTCGATAACGTCAGAGATAATTTTGTCCGGCACACGCTTTCGAATACGCGCTTCGACAACGTCCAGAATGCCGGTGAAGCGGTTGAAACCGCCAACCAGTAACGCAGAAGGGTCACGGCTGTTGCCGTGTTTACCCAGACTCGGGTCACATGCGCCATAGAAGCGCCACTCGTTAAGGCGATTGACCCAGAAGTTAATGCAGCCGGTAAATGGCGCATCTTCGCCGCTGACGGGATCGTTCTGATATTCCGCATCAAAGGTGCTGTGACCATCACGGGCACGGATGAGCATCAGGGCATAAAGCGGACGCGCGGCCCATGACACCACGGCTCCTTCATCCATCTCAGCCTGATGCTCACGGTAGTATGCCTGCGCCAGCATCTGACCATCTTCGTCGTTGTTACGCAGGATTTCTTCCCACTTATCCCACAGCGACATATTGTGCGGCCAGCTGATAAGCGCTTTGAACCGTGCCCGCGTCCATAGCGGATTTTTAAGGGTGCGGGAAAGCACGGAATCGTAGTGCAGGATTGTCCCGATATACACCACATCGAACTTGGCCCCCGCGCCGCCGAGCGGCAGGACGGTTTTTTTGAGCCAGTTATCGAGCTTGTCACGCTGCTCAGGGTTACGCACCAGCTCATCGTTCTCGATATCATCGAGCACAGCCAGGTCAGGACGATACGGGCCATGGCGCAGACCACGCAGCTTTTTACCACTACCGGCGACCTGAACCTTAATGTCGTTGCGGGTGAGGATTGTCCCGGCCTGCCAGACGCGGCCACCGCCCGTCGCTTCAGGGAAGTCCATCAGCAGGCGGGGGTTAAACTGCAGTTCCGCCTTTATCGCCTCCAGCATCGGATAGGCCTGGTCGATGGAGTCCATAATGATGACCGGGTAATGCTTGAGCGCCAGCACAATGCACCAGATGACAAAAAGCTGACTCACGATGGTGGATTTGGCTTCACCACGCGGAGCCGCTATCGCATCGTTCTGGCTTCCCGTAGCCTGGATGATTTCGGGCAGACGCTTATAGAGATAGTTATGCAGCTCACTGCGGGCGGCATGGCGGACATAGTGCGGAAAATAATGCTGCACAAAGTATTCAAACCCCGTTACAGGGTCAGCAACGAGGCCGCGACGCTCAGCAATTGCAGCTGCGGAGGGGTCAAAGCCCACATCTTCCGCTTCAATGGTGCGACGAAGACTGGCGGAGAGTTCCGCCAGTTCGGCAAGAAAATCTTTGCTGGATAACTTAGTTCTGGCCATGATTAATTTGCCCTTAACAGCCTGTTAATGGTGATTGCGGAGGGCTTTATTAACCTCGCTGATGAAGCGGTTCATCGACTCGATGCCGGTTTTATCTCGTTCAACATCGAGGCTGTAGCAGCCTGTCGACGTCGCGACGGTTACGTTTTTGCCGCCCGCGAACCGGACGCCCAGCACGTCACTGGCCATCACATAGTTTTCACTGTTAACCCGGATTAACTGGTCAGCCATAGTGTTGCTCCATCTCCTTGCCGAAGGGTTCAAGGATTTCCACGAACGCGGCCAGATGCTTTGGATAGTGCTCGGCGACAAATGCGCTGAGCTTCTGGATAACATCCAGCGCCACCGCCAGCTGGCTTACCTCCGGCAGTATTTTCTTGTTTGCTGCGACGGCTTTGTTAAATGCATCGGCAAGGCTTGCCAGAAGCTCGACGCGTTCCCCCGGAGGGAGCTGAGACTCGGTTGTCAGCAGCTCCAGCGTGGTCTGATACTGGGTCATTAACCCGGTGAGAATGGCGCGGCCAATCTCCTCAAGACCGTTCCCGGCCATAAGGTGAGCGGCGCGTAACTTGTCCCAGTCATCGCCTGCGTCCTGTGCTTCCTTCTTCCAGCGGCGAGCTGTCGCAAATGCCACGCCAGCCTGAGCGGAGGCTATTTCAAGCGACATCTGGCCGAAGATATAAGATCGTCGCAGTTTTTCCCGTGTTTCCTGCGGATGCGCCATATCACAGCTCCAGTTTTGCGCGAATGAGCAGAATGGCTACCGTGATGACGCCGCCCGCGATGCCACCTGTAATCGCACCGGCAGAGGCACCACGTCGAGCGGCATCGTCGCTGATGGTAGTGAGACGAACATCAATCCGGCTCAGCTTGTCATTAATCCCGCCCAGAATGTCCGGGCTGACGGGAGCCTGCAGGCGGTCGAGCTGAGCTGAAATCCGGCTCAGCGTTTCCTGTTCGCTCTGGCTGATTGTCACGCGGCGGGTTCGGCGCTTGTGTCTGGCTTTCATTTGTCCTGTTTCCTGTCCAGTTTGTTATCAATGCGCTCGATAGCCGCTCGCAGCTCCCTCATCGCATCCATCATTGCGGTGTAGTTACTTTTGGCATCCTCACGGCGCTGGTATTCATCCCGGATGCGATCAACCGCCTTTTCCAGGTCGGTGATGTCTTTTTGCAGACGACGTATCCAGATGGTGCCGAAGGTTGCAGCCAGCGCCAGCGCAATCTGAAAGGCCATATCAAGAGTCATAATATTTTTCACTTCCTGTAATACTCGTTTATTGCCTGCAGCCTGCCCTCAAGGAGCTGGCACCATGCGCCATATTCCGCTGAGAATGCCACTATTCCCCTGGGGGAGAGTCCGCCACCGGTGCCTGTGGCCTGGCCGGAATGACCAGAAGTGCCGCTGGCGGTGGCTGGCAGATACTGACCAGCGGAGAGGCCTTCTGCTCCGGGGTAGCCGAAGGCTTCGCGGAAGAGCTGCAGGCCGCCAGGACCAATGCCGGTATAACCAGGACCATCTTTATCAAGTGCATCGTCAAGCCTCTTTTTAAGATCGCGAACAGTCTCGTCATGTTTCTTTTGCTTTTCAGCCAGCTCGCGGGTCAGCGCATCCGCTTTCTGCTGCCAGGCGTTCTGCTTATCAAGTGCAGCCTTCAGGTCAGTTGCATATTGATTCGCAGCACTGAGCCGCTCCTGATCCCACTGCCGTTCTTTTTCACTGAAACCATCAGTCAGGCGTTGCTTCTCCTTGCTGAAGGCCAGCGCCTGAGCGTCCAGCTTGTTGCCTGTGATGAAGGTTCCGAACCATATCCCGCTACCTGTCAGCACCACGACGACGAGCAGCGGTTTCCAGCTAACCTTCAGGATTTTCAGGGCTGCTTCCCACATCGCGCACCTCTCTGGCTCGTTTGATGGACATGTGTTTTGATGCCTGGCTCTGTGCCACCCATGCGCCCAGATAGGTGAAATACAGCTCACCAGGTGTTTCGGGACGGGTTACGGTGATCCAGACCAGCACGAAGGAACTGACCAGGAAGGCCAGAAAAACGATGGTATCTGACGTTGAGAGACGACCTGTGGCCGGGTTCGTCACCAGATCGCGCAGAGAGATCGTCATAGCGCCGCCTTGGCGACATTCAGCCGCGCCACGCGGTCGACCTGACCTTCAGCCGGAGGGTTGATACGGCGGGTGACAGCCAGAAAATCGCCTTTGTCCGCCAGCTCGTTACAGCAGTTTGCTTTCCAGTACCAGGCAGCGCTGCGGGCTGCGTTGAGATACTCCAGTAGCAAATCGGGATTAGCGATGAGATCGAGACCCAGCGCCTTACCACAAAGCAGGTAATTATTGCGCAGGGTAATCTGAATCAGACCACGCCCGCGAAAGCGCCAGCCATCGCCTGAGGCTTCATTACCGTTACCACCCTGATTTGCGTAAACATAATTCGCCATTTTTTCAGGGTTACGGGTATAACGGCGGGCAAATTCAATCTCGCCGGGCTCGATAATACGATTCATATTGAGATCGAAGTCGCTGCGGAAAATACGCGCCACGCGCTCAGCATCTGAATAATAGAGATTTTCACTGAGCCGACTGAAACCCGCGCTTTCATGGCCGGTTTGAGCAATAAAGGCAGCAAGCCGGGCGGGTGTATTAATCTGGAATTCAGCGGTGGCTTTACTGAATGGTTCAAACCAGCGTTGCGCCATCACTGGCGAAAGGCCTGCTGCTCGCTGAAATTGTGGGAGTGTTAAAAGCATAACGCCATCCGGTTAAAAAGGGATGGCGTCAGTATTTCATCGGGTTAGGTGAATAATCAGGTGAAGGGGTTCAGTGGCTTATTGAGTAACATCAATTATCTCTACATCGTCACTTTCTTCAATATGCGCAGGAGGTGGGTTGTTAATTGCAAATTTACATTCCTTACCCTGTTTTATGTATGATTCACCCTGCGCATTCACAGCCTTAACATTATCAGTTTTTAATGAAGATAGCCTTGCCATCCAATATGAGTAAGCTGCTGCTGGTAACGTAGCGCAAGAGCTAAAAGGTGTAGGGTTTAAAAGAAGATTCTCCCCATACAATTTTTTCGCATCCTCATCAAGGAGGAGGAAATGACGACTCACTGCAACAACTTCAGGTGTAAGATATCCCAGACTCTTGTACATATCAAAAACAGCAGTTGCACCCATTAAAGTGCTCTGCGTTTCATTAAATATTCTCTTAGTTTCCTCAAGTTGATTTTTATAAGTCTCAACTGCTTTTGTATTGGGTACTGTTTTTGCTACTGCAGTAGTACTAAATACCACCAAGAAAAATGCCACATATCTCATTGCATTGCCCATTAGAATAATTTTCCTTGACTGTTACAATCTTTGTTTTTCTGCTGTGCAAGAAGTTCCCACGCAAAGCGATCACTAAAACCATACTTAGGGCAAAGAAAGGTCATGGCCATAAGAGAGGATGAACCTTGTCCACGCACTTCGGCGAACTCGGCTAGAAAGCGACGGTTACGTAATTCACGAAGGGCACGATCACAGCGGGGTAAATAGAGAACTTCGCCGCCAAAATTCTTGATGAGTAATTGGGTTTTCTCATCGCCGATAGTATCGCGCAGGAGGGCTGCGCGGCTGGCCCCCATAGCGCGGAGGCCTTTACCTATCGGGAACGTGGTGCCACCAAAAGCAGAAAGAAGCTGCTCGGTCGCCGGGAAGCCTATCAGGTCAGCTATTTGTATCACTGCTGATGGCAGCAGCTCCGTTACCTGTTCCAGATTCATTATTACGCTCCCGCTTTTTTCGCCGACTCGCATCAATGCTGAGAGCCTGCATGAGTTTGGTTAACTGTTCTGTCGTCAACCACTCGATGTATTTGACGTGGAACATATGATCGCACATTTTCTCGGCATAATTCCACGGACGTTTTGCATCTGCAAGTAATGCATGAATTTTAGCAAGAATTGACTCGCGCGTATTGGCAACCTTTGGAAGTCGACCGTGTTTTGCTGAGTAGCGAGGAAAGCCCTTACCATGCATATATTCCCTGACAGCCTGCAGTTCGTCGAGAGTGCATTTAGTGGATGATGTTTTACCGTTGCATAAGCGAGACAGAACACTACGGTAGGTTACATCATCCCACCCAAGATATGCCTGACCCGCTTTAATAGCCCCGATAAGGCCTCGTTTTGCTGGCGTGGACATAATATTTCTCCTGTTGGTTGCCATTATCGCAGGCACTTTGTGAAGTGCCTGCTGTAATGACTTACTCTGAGGGTTCCATTCTGCTGACGGATATACCACCGATTTTCCCTTCAACCCTGACAACCAGACGACCATTGCGCATATGCCAGGCTTCTGAGCGGGTTATTACGGTCTCCCGTTCGGGCATACCTGGTGTCGGGTGATACAGGAAACTGGAGCCGACAGGAAAGCGCTGGTTAAATGTCTTCGCCGTCAGGTTTCTGAGCAGACTTTTCATCGTTCTCCTCCATATGTGCATCGGTTGCAATAATGCTTAATGGCCATAAGAGAAATGCGAACCAGCAATTCTGGCGGGATAAATTAGCCAATCCCACCAATCGAACCAGGATGCATGCCCAACACCAGCCAAGTGTCAAATACATCGCCAGAAATATGAGGATGAAAGCTATATCCATCACTGTATTCCCCGAAGTTTCTTGAAAGACTCAATCGCCTTTCTCATATCAGCCTGAATCCCCTTATTAAGAACGTTGCGGTTACTCGCGTCGTAATAGTTGAACCGCAACTTAAGAGGAACCGACAACAACTCAACAACCTGGCTGTTATCACGGAAGAACCAGACACGGCGGTTGCCGTTATCCTGGGACTGGCAACCCGTTACGCTATGCATAACTCACCTCCGTTAATGGGTGACGTTTACGGTGGATCGCAATCGACACGCTTTCCCAGTCCTGGTAAAGAAACAACAGACCAAGCTCACAGGCGCGATCAAACTCCCTGGTTGCGCCTGTGCTCTTTTCCCAGCCGTTCAGGAGGAAAACAGCATCAGCCTGCTCAAGCATGGACAATGTAATTTGCAGGTACTGCTCATGCTGCAGGCCGTCAGGAAGAATGGCCGGATTGAGGACGGTGAAGCCGCGCTCTTCCAGGATGCGAGCCTCAGCGTTGAATTCATCGCGGTTAAAGTTGTGATACCCGGTCATTGGACCTGCAATGAAAACCACCGGCTTACGCTCAGAATGTTTGTTTAAATTCATCAGAGATACCTCACATGATTTTTCCAGCGGTTCTGTGCAGCGCTGCGTTTCTTCTTGTCGCACCACTCGTTGCCAGGCTGGGGTATCGTTGCCGGCCATCCTGTCATCGCTTTACGGTTACTGAATTTGAAAGGCATGCGCAGCAGTCTTCTTGCTTTGCGGTTTGTCATTTGGCAGCCTCCTCAGAGCGAAACATCATGATTGTCAGAGCGCCCTTTGTGGCAAGACGAACGGTTGTACCAGGCTCAATGCTCTGCAGTTCGAAAGCGTCGTATAACTCATCAATAGCCTTCTGACGACGTGATGACTTGCGGTGTTTATCCCACGATTTCAGAACAGCAGAGGTAAACCACTTACCGGTCTGGACCATGATGAATAGCCAACCCATGAAGGCGAGCCCGGTATTCAAAATTTCGGTGATTGTCATTTCTCTATTCATCTCCCTGGTCGAACAAGATTCGCGAGTAACCCGCATTGGTAGATACTTCCAGCCATCCATCACACCGTTCACCGGTTCTGAGATTTATCACGCGAGAATGCTGGTATTGAGAGCCTCGGATATCTTCCAGTTCATCATCGCTGAAAAACAT